GCGCCACGGCCACGTCACGATGTCCAGGGTACGACGGCCACGCCACGGCACGGCCACAGCCACGACGTGACCACGACGGCCACGACGGGCACGGACATGATCGCATACAAAGGAACGTGCCCGCACATAGCACACGACACGCCACACCGCAAGCGAACAAACATTCGAGCGAACAGACGTTCGATAGAACACATGTACTGATGTTGCACATACAACAACCACCCCCGTGGGGGAGCCTCCCCCCGGGTCAAAAAGCCGGGGCCGCTGGCTCTCTAGTGCTGACGCTGAATGCTCGCTGGAACATTTTTGGATTACCCGTTACTCACGAAGTCTTCACATATTTAGTGGTTGCAACCGTTGTTGCACCCTACATATTGTGTATAATGTTCCTTGGATTGATGTTGATGGCGGTGAAGCTAGCTTAAGCCACATCAACGTCTGACCGTCCACTCACACGCGGTGTGTGAGGATTCTAGATGCGGTACGGTCAGCAGTCCGACCGGTCTATCCCGGGCGTGGCCTATATGGACTCGTACCTATTATTTTGGGCTGGTCTGCAATCCTGTTGGCACAGCCTTTTGGTTGCCGGGTTCGATTCCCGGGGTTTGCTCTAGGTTTCATGGGGTAGCTGCCTATGAGATCGATGGCATTGCTCGAATATCTCCGCTGGAACATGTGGGGGATAAGAGGCTCCCTGCCTTAATCAGGTGGTTGATGACCGAAGGGGAGGCACGGCCAAACGGGTGCATAGATGTTTCACGTTCCTTGCCGTTGGTGGTAAAGCCCATTCCACCATGCCGAACGTCTTTCCGACTTGGACGTTAACTAAGTCGGGTATATGGCATTGGTGCAACCGGTAGCATTACGGTCTCCAAAACCGTCGATGTTGGTTCGAGTCCAACATGCTGTGCTCAGCCTACCCACAGGTTGTGGGAAAGGTCTTCGGAGTCGTCTTGTGGCGGCTCTAGTTTTAGCTGACCCGCCTAGTCTGCGGGAACAGTCTCCTGAGTCGCTGCGGCGGCTCTTGCATTTTGGATGCTTGGCAGAGTGGCTTATTGCACCACCTCGCTAAGGTGGCAATCCGCAAGGGTTCGGGGGTTCGACTCCCTCAGCATCCGCACGCCGTGGCTGGCGGTAAAAAGCCATTGTGATGATGCCATTGGTTCCTTATGGCTCTCTGGGGGTTGAACGAGCGTCCCATGCTCCTGTTGTGGGTGGAGTGTGAGACGCTTGTTCTTTTGCTTTGGTGGCGGAATGGTAGACGCGGCGCACTCAAAATGCGCTACCTGTAGGGTGTGAGGGTTCGAATCCCTCCCGGAGCACTTGGGTTGGTTGATCTGAGAACTTTTCCTGCTGGGATGTTTCCCCTTTGGCGTGTTTTCCTGCTCAGCACCGGCCAACCCTGTTTTTGTGGAGGCATTGTGGCGTGGTCTAGTTCCCATCGTGATGAACGGTTCAATCCTGATTGGCCGCGTGTCCGTGCGATGATTCTTGAACGGGATGGGCATAGGTGCCAGTGGCCGGTCAAGGATGATTACGGGAATGTTCGCCTGTGCGGACGGTATGGGAATGAGGTTGACCATAAGGTTCGTAATCCCGTCCATGATGATGATCGTCCTGAGAATTTGTGGGTGTTGTGTCGTTGGCATCATCAGCGGAAGACCGAGGGTGAGTCTGCTGAGGTTCGTCGTGCGAAGGGTAGGAGTCGGAGGGAGAAGCGTTGGTATTCTCACCCGGCTTTCAAGTGAATGAGTTCATGTGCGCGGTTGCCGGTTGCGCTAATCCGGTGTGTGCGAAGGGGTTGTGTCGTTCGCATTACGACCGTGACCGTTATTCGGGGTCTCCGCTGAAGCCATTGCGCCAGCGCATGTGTCCTCAATGCCATACGTGGTTTGATCCGAAGCGTTCCGACCAGTTGTTTTGTTCTGGGCGTTGCCGTGTGGCGTATAAGCGTGCTCGTGATGATGATAAGTCGTTGCCGGTGAAGCCTGAAACGACTATGTATGTGCGTCCGGTTGACGTGTCCGAGCTTGAGTCCGAGCTTGTTGTTGAGTCTTTTACTGATTCTCAGGTGGTTGAGAAGTGTGGCGGCTTGTGCGCGAAATGCCATGAGCCGGTTGATGTTGGTTCGAGTGGTGCCGATGGTGCCGCTTTCGTGTGGAAGGTTCCGTTGGAGAAGTCGCATAGTGCGACTTTGGCGAATCGTCTGCTGGTTCACAAGCGTTGCGAGGGTGGAACGTCCTAGCTTCGCGTATTGCCTGAAACGGGCGGATTGTGAGGCTGGCTGTGGCTGGTAATGGTCGTGGTGCGCAGAAGTCGAAGAATCCGATTCTTCGTGCGCCTGATAGTCCGATGGGTTTGGAGTTTCCTGCTGTTCGTCCTGATGGGCAGGAGTGGCTTGAACGGACGAAGAAGTGGTATGAGTCGCTTCGTGTCAGTCCGTTGGCTCAGCGTATGGGTGTTGAGGCCGACTGGTACGCGGTTCAGGATTTGGCGTTGTTGAAGGATGATTTCTGGCGTCCGAAGACTAAGGGCCGTTGGATGTTGGCTTCCGAGATTCGTCAGCGTGAGGCCACGTTGGGCATTACGCCCGAGGCTCGTGTGAGGTTGAAGTTCGATGCTCCGCAGCCTGACGATATGAAGGCTTCCGCGTATGAGGGCGATACCGAGGGCGCTCGTAACGTTCAACGGAACAGGCAGCGTGCTTCCGCATTGGGTTTGCGTGTCATTGACGGTGGTGCCTGATGCATACGCGCATTCCCGAATTGCATGGCGAGGATTTGACTCGTTCGATGGGAATGTTCGCGGTTTGGTGGATTGAGACTTTCTTCCGTGTTGGTCGTGGTGGCGGTGTTGGCCTGCCTGAGACGTTCGACATGGACGAGTACGTGTTCATGCTTCACGCCTATGCGTTGACCGAGTGGGGTACCCGCAGGTTCAATCGTGTGTTCTATTCGCGTGCGAAGGGTAAGAACAAGTCCGGTAAGGCCGCTGGCATTTGCGCGTTCGAGGGTTTGGCTCCTTGCAGGTTCGATCATTGGGCGGAAGAAGGGGAGACTTACGAGTTTCTGGGCGAGGTCTACCCGTATGCGAAGGGTGAGCCTGTCGGCCATATGGTGCAGATGCCGCAGATTCTCTGCTTGGCTACCGCCGAAGGCCAGACGGGCAATATCTTCGATTCGATTTACTACAACTGCGATCAAGGCCCATTGAGCCAGTTGAAGGGTGTCGGCCTTGATGTTGGCCGTACCCGTATCGGCTTGCCGGAGGGTGGGGAGATTGTTCCGACCACGAGCGGTGCCGCGTCCAAGGATGGCGGTTTGGAAACGTTCGCCGCCTGTGACGAAACCCACTTGTACAACACGAACAAGCTTCGCAACATGTACAAGACCGTTCAACGTAACCTCGGCAAACGTAAAGGTGATGCAGACCCGTGGATTCTGGAAACCTCGACGATGTACAAGCCGGGGGAGGAGTCCATTGCGGAAACGTCGTACAAGTATGCGTGGGATACTGCTTCCGGCAAGATCAAGCATCGTAGCGGCATCTACTTCGACCATGTGTATGCGAACATCGACTTGGATGATTTCGCTGACGAGAAGAAGGTTCTCCGCGCCTTGCAGGTCGCGTATGGTGCGAGTGCGAAGAGTTCTGATGGCAAGGATCATCTGATATTGCCCGATGGTCGTATGACCGTGTTGAACGCCGATGGCGTGGATACGGAAGGCCATTCGTATTGGGATGGTGAGCTTGGCCCGTCGAAGGATGGGTGGATTGACCTGAATGGTCAGATGGATCAGATTTACCAGCCTGACTCCGATCCTGCTGATTCGATGCGTTATTTTTTCAACACTTTGTCGAGCGTGCATGACGCTTGGCTTACCGAGTCCGATATTCAGTCCCACATGCTGTATCGGGATGAAATGCATACGGCGTTCAATTCGATTCGTTTGGATGGCGCGTGGCAACGGTTCGTGACGAAACGTGAGCCTATTACGTTGGGGTTCGATGGTTCCGTGTCCGATGATTCTACGGCACTTGTGGGTTGCCGCGTGTCCGATGGCATGTTGTTCCTTATCAAGTTGGAGTCCGCTCCTGATGGGCCTGAGAAGGCCACTTGGCGTGTGAACCGTGATGCGTTCGACGGCATGGCCCGTTGGATGATGGACAACTACAATGTGGTCGGCTTCTTCGCTGATGTCGCGTATTTCGAGCAGATGATTGGCGGTTGGGAGAAGGATTACGGGAAGAAGTTGAAGGTCGGGCCGCGTAAGAGCGGCGACAAGATCAAGTTCTGGACTAACAACTGGTATAAGGACATGCAGGTTGCGTTGGATAACGCGCATACCGCGTTCCGTTACCCATATACGGAGCCTGACCGTAAGTCGAAGCCGGTCAAGGATGATATCGCATTGTTGGCTGATCCGCGGTTGGTGAATCATTTCCGTAATGCTCGTAGGCGTGAGACTCGTACTGGTTATGCGATTTATAAGGAGTCTCCTAATTCGCCGGACAAGATTGATGCGTGCATGGCTGGCCTGTTGGCTTACACGGCTCGTGGAAAGTATTTGGAATTGGCTGAGGTCAAACGTCGTTCCGCTCCGATGAGAATTTACTAGGTGGTGATTTCGAGTGTCTGACTCGTTGATGATTAAGAACGCTTCCGATGATGACGATGATGCTTACGTCATTACCAATCTGGCGCGGGAGTGGGGCGCTCGTCTGCCGTATCTTGCCGAATTGAAACTGTTCAAGGATGGCAGGGAGATGGTGGATGCGAACAGTGTGCCTCAAGGCACTGATCCGAACGCTGCCCCAGTGTACAAGCTGATGCGCCAGTTGGGTGTTGTGAATCTCGCCCGTCGTATCAGTGAGAGCGTGACCGACCGTCAGCAGCCTAATGGTTTCCGTAAGGTCGAGGATTCCTCGTTGAAGGACACTGATGCCGATAGGATGGCGAAACAATGCGGCCTGAATTTTATTCTTCGTCGCAATATGCTGCCAGACAAAGGCGATTACGGATGCTCGTTTGGCTTGGTTTCCAATGCTGGACGTGGGAGATTCATCACGCCTCTCAGCCCTTGGGAATGCTGGATGGATGTTGGTGAGACTGCTGCTATCCAATACACGTATCTGGACCGCGAGAACAAGGAAGTCATTCGATTGTATCGTCTTGTTGTTGATGACAGCAAGACCACGACGAAAGTGTATTCCAAGACGGCACAACGTGAACATGATCGTTCCGTTGTTGATCCTAACGATGTTTCGTCGGTTGCTAAGTTCGCGTCTGATGCGAAAGCTTGGGAGCCTGGTAGCGATTGGGAGTGGGCTGAGGATTCACAAGCATCTGATTTCTCTTATGCGGAGGGATGCGATTCGCTCCCTATCGTACGTTTGAGCACGGTTGACGGGCAGGGATTGTTCGAGCCGTATCTGCCGATGCTGAAACGTATCGACCGTGAAACGTTCGACCGTTTGTGCATCACGATGATGCAAGCATTCCGACAGCGTGCCATCAAAGGCACCGTTCCAACCACGTACACCGAAGAGGATCAGGAAGTCATCGACGGAGACAAGCAGGCTGGTGATCCTATTGATTTGGCATCCACGTTCGCGGTTGGCCCTGCGGCGTTGTGGAAGCTTCCTGATGGTGTTGATATTTGGGAGTCTCAGACCACTGATACCGGTTCTTTGCAGAACAACATCATGGCCGATGTGAAGCAGTTGGCTTCCGCCGCTGGCATTCCGTTGGATATTCTTTCGCCTGACGTGCAGGGTTCCGCCAATGGTGCTGAGTTGAAGCGTGAGACGTTGAAGTTCAAAGTGCAGACGATGAACGAGTTGGATTCTGAGCCTATCGTGCGTATGGTGCGTATGGCTTTGGCCGCGTCTAAAACCGCGAATGCTTCGGCGTCCGAGTTTGAGATGGTGTGGAAGCCGATGGACACGACCAGTTCGCTGGAACAGGCTCAGGCTTGCCAGTTGTTGTATCAGAGTGGCTTGTTGGCGCGTAGGACGATTCTCACGCACAAGATGGGCTTCACCGCTCAGGATGTGTCGGAGGATGATATGAACCGTCTTGCAGACCAGTTCAACATTTCCGGCCAGGCTAATAAGAGTAATGCGAAGCCTGTTGCTGCTGTGGAACCGGCTACGGGTTGGGATGATGAAACCCAGTCCGCTGTGGATGGTTTGCCGAACGTCGAGGGTGAGCTTGTCGATGAAGGCGAGTCCGAGTCCTGATGGCCGGTAAGTCGCTTGAATCGTTGTCTAACACGCTTGAACAGGCTCGTGCAACGCTGGTGAACCAGTATGTGAGTCAAGCCCACAGAATGTGGGACATGCTGACGCCCGCTGACTGGTGGAATGATGGTATGACGTTTGCCGTCGCATCCCGTATGGCGTTGTTGGAGATGGCGTTGATTCAGCAGGTGCGCCGTTTGGGCGTCTCCTATGCGAATGAGACGTTGAAGCTTGTGGGCGTCACTCCGAAGGGGGATGTGCCTAGTTTGGTGTTTCCTCGTGACAATACCGATCCGTGGCTTGTGGCGCAACGTCCGGCTGACACGTATCGGAGTCTTGCGGTGAAAAACCCCACGATTCGTCCTGAAACGTGGCCTAGCAAGACCGATGAGATATTCAGCGAGGTTGATAAGTGGATTGAACAGGCGTTCAACCGTTTGCAGACCACTGTTGACGAGGATGTTTCGAGGGCGCAGACGAGCGCCACGCTTGAACGGTACAAGGATAGCAAGGTGTTGGAGTATCGCAGGGTGTTACATCCCGAACTGTCCAAGACGGGTTCTTGTGGCTTGTGCGTGGTGGCGGCTGACCGATGGTATTCGACGGCTGACTTGTTGCCGTTGCACGCTAACTGTCATTGTGGTGTGGCACCGGCTGGCAGTGATTACGATCCGGGTTTCCAGTTGAATCAGAAGGATTTGAAACGCTTGTACGCCGAGGCTGGTGGTACTACCGCGTCCGCGTTGAAGCAGGTGAAGGTCAAGACCATTACTCATGGCGAGTTGGGCCCTGTGCTTCTTGCCGAGGATGCGAAGGATACGCCCAGTCCAGTTCCGTCGAAGGCTTCTGACGCTTGGCATACGCCTGACCGTAAATCCACGTTGGCTCAGTGCCGTCGTATGGAGAATCGGGCAATCGAGTTCAATCGGCGTTACAAGGAAGTGCAGAAGGCCGGTAAACCGGTGACTTTCCGCTATGAGGGTAGGACGTTCACGTTCAAGCCTTCCAAGAATTTGAAACAGGCTATGGCATGGCAGAAGACCATGCTCAACCAGATGCGGTCGATGCTTGGCGAAGCCGCATAACACTATTGAAAGGATTCAAGCCTAATGGCTGATGAAAATACCAATACCGCTGAAACGGCGGCATCTACGAATGCGCCTGAAACGGGCGTGAACGCGCAGCCGAAGGACACTGCCACTTCTCCTGTAGCCGCCGATACCGCGACTCAAAAGAATGGTGCGGATGACCTTTCCGAGAAGTTGGGCATGTGGAAGCATCAGGCTCGTGAGAACGAGCAGAAGATGTATGAGAATCGTGATCGTGCCAATGCCGCCGAAGCGAAGCTTGCCGACACTGAGGGCGCTCTTGCCAAGGCGAACGTGCAGATAGCCCGTTTGAAGGCGCAGAAACTGCATCCAGAGATTACCGACGAGGCTTTCGACACTTTGTGTGGGGAGACTGAGCCGGAAAAGATTTCCGAATGGGCTGACGCTTTTGTGAAGTTCATGCCGAGCAAGACTGAAACGGTTGAAGCGGGGCAGAAAAAGAATGATGGGAATGCTCCATGTGAGCCATCGCCGGAGTTGGCGAAGGAGTTGCAGAGCAGAAACATGCATGTGTGCAAGCCGCAGTCAAGCGTTTCCGACGCTTACAACTACGGCGTGAAGCATTCCGAAATCAAGAAATAGTTTTATAAGGAGATAAATATGGCCAATCAGATGGTTCATACTGTCGCCAAGACCGCTCCGAAGGATGACCAGTCTTGGCTTATCAATCGTATCACCGATGGTGTGCGTGAAGCACAGCTTGACTTGTCTACGTTCACCAAGGACAAGTCGCATGAGAACGATTACTTCGCGTCCATTACCGACGATGATTACGAGGCTTGGACTAAATCCGGTATTCCGCTGGCTCAGATTACTGGAACCAACAACTATGGCCCGTACGATCCGAACGCTTCCGATGGCCGTAATGGCACGATCATCGGCTTCTTGGAGTCTCAGGTGCATGTGCAGTTCACTCGTACCGGTTTCGAGGATCAGTATCCGACTGTCGGCGTCCGCTATATGGGTGTTATCGATAAGAAGAATCTGCCGTACACCGTTGATTTCAGCAAGGCGAAGTTGGAGGGATTGTTCCTTGATTATGACAAGGGCGCCGCAGCTCCGCATGTGACCGTGTTGAATCCGGCAACTGCCGCCGCATCCGCAAGTGACACCAGCCATACTGCCTGAGTTTAGTTTCTACCCGTTTGAAACCCGCCCATCATGGCGGGTTTTCGCATATTAGGAAGGTTTTTCAATGAGTCTGTTGAATAAGGACATCATTACTCCCGACGAGGCTTCCGCCATCGTGCTGGGAGCCTATCAGACAACTACGGCAGCTTTGCCGTTCGCTTCCATCCTGCCGGACCAGTTCACCGGCTTGTCTGTCGAGTGGACTCCGAATCAGGATGATCCTGAGGTTGATGAGATGAAGTTCTCCACTTGGGATGCTGAGGCACCGTATGGTCGTACTGTTGGCGGCGAGAAGCTGTCCTACACTTCCATGCTGCCGTTGCGTAAGCGTATGCGCGTGTCCGAAAAGGACATCGCAAATGGCAACATTTCCATGACCAACGGAGATTTGAAGACCACTCTGAGCGATTATTTCGTTCAGTTGGGCAAGGAATTGGCCTACCGTCTGGAGAAGGCGCGTGTGGCCGTCGCCGTTGACGCGAAGCTCGGCATCACAGAATCCAATGAGGATGCAGCTTGGGATTATGCACGTGATTCTGCACTATCCACTTCTTTGACAACTACGAAGACTTGGGACAAGACTGGTGATCCGGTCAAGGATTTGCGTACATGGTCCGACCTTATCGACGATAAGAAGGGTGCGCGTCCTACCATCATGGTCACCACCCGTAAGGTTGTGAACGCTTTGACGTCCAACGCGGCCATCATCAACTACTTGTTCCGCGGTCAGGGTTCCACCCTTCCGGCTCTTGTTTCCGAGAATGATGTGAAGAGCGTTTTGAGCCTGTACACCGGCATTCAGGATATTTACGTTGTTGACGAAAGGTATCGTGATTTCGCTCGCCAGTCCAAGATTACTCTTCCGGGTGGCGTCAAGAGCTTCTTCCCTGAGAACACCATCCTGCTGATTCCGGCTTTCGGTGACGTGAACATGGGTTACACCGCGTTGGGGCCGACCGCTGAAGCTCAGACTCCTGCATATGGCATCAGCCGTGAGAAGAACGCTGGCCCTATCGGAGCCGTGCTGAATACTCCGTCTTCGACTCCGGGATACGAGGCTTACGTGAACGGTACTGCATTGCCGGTTCTTGTGCAGTCCAACAGCACTTTGAAGGCCACTGTACTGACCGCATGATGTAGGAGGCGCGTATGAGCACGGCAATCATCGACAACATCGACTGGTTGAAGTATATGCGCGTCTACGGTTCCGCCGACGCGGATTCATTTGAAGAGCATTTCGACACTGATTGGATTTCCGCTCAATGCCGCAAGGCCGCTCTCATCTGTTTGAGCGAATGCCCGATTGTCCGGACACGCTTGAAGAAAGGGCGTCTCTCTGAAAGTGATTTCGCGTCGGTCGTATGCGAAATGGTGTTACGCGTAGTACGTTTCAACCGGTTCAAAACCGAAGCGAACGGTTCTTACTCGTACACGGAGCATGATCCGCAGCAGAATCAGCCTGGCTATGATCCAAGTCCCCGGCTGTTCTTGTCGAAAGCTGAGAAATCGATTCTGAATGGTTTCGCTGAATCCGCTGGCACGATGTCACACATCAGTCTTGGTTTCGACCCCGGTTATGGAGGTTGATGATGGCGTTTCTGTTTGACGATGATACGAATGAACGCCATTACCTCTACGAGGATGACCAAACCCATTACGGTGGTCAGAAACAGCTGTTCGACACGGATTATGTCGTTGTGATTCCTCGCAAGCATGTTCAGGACGCGCACGGCGGCCAGTATGTGCAGACTGGCGATCCGGTGAAGGTCATCTGCTGTGTTGAGGGTCGTGCGCAGCAGGCTGGCATGTTCTCTATTTCTGGAGCTGAGGATAAGACGCCATCTTCGGATAACCCCGGCGGTTTGGAAGAGGTCACTCCTTTGCAGATTATTGCGAGGGAATGGCCCGGCGACATTTATTCCCGGATCTGGTATAAGGGCGATTATTACGATGCTGACGGCGCTCCTACGTGGCGTGGGAGTGGTTCTCGTTTCTCCCGGCATTGGGAGGTTCGTGCACGTCGTGTTGTTATTGGCGATTATCTTGATGGCGGCATTTCCGAGCCTGAATGGGTGAAGGAGGTGGGTGGCGTTGGGAAGGGTCACGGTTCGACGTAGCGTCGCTACCGATATTGCGAAGATGTATGGGCCGGAACTTACACGCCGCGCCGCCATGCATAGCGTGTCTGCCGTCCGCGCGAAGGCGAATGAGGCCGCTACGCATTCAAGCGTTGCGGATAGGATCGAGGTTTCCGTTCGCAAAGTCGGCTGGCATCATCAGATTGTCATGTCCGTCATGGGCCGTGATGGCACGCAGGTCGCTCCGCATTTGGAGTTCGGCTATTTCAACCGGTGGCTTGAGCACAAGTATGGGCCTCGTGATCCGAGAGCGCGTATTCCGGGAAAACATATCATGTTTGATTCGTTGAGTCGGGTGAGATTGTGACGGACAACATTTTTCAGCGTCTTGCCATTGATGTTCGTGAGTCGATTGATGCGGAACAGTTGGTTTATGAACTGTTGAATCGGGCGTATCCGTGCGAGGAGTGGCCTGATGTGAAGGTTTGCAGCGAGCTTGACTTGCCTTTGAACGCTTACGGTGAACGTGGACAGGTTCTTCTCTATTATGTTTCCGCTCCCGAACAGTTTGACCGTGGATTGTGGCGTTTCGGTGTGACGTTCACGGTTTTGGCCGCTGACTGTAACGATCCTCACGGTTTTGCACGTCACTTGTATAAGACGGTGCAGGGTTGGCCGTTCGAGGAGTCCACGACAGCTGGGACGGTTGGCACCGTGTCTGTGACGGCGCAGAAGAGGCAGTCTGATTCAAAAGAGAATCAAGGCAAGAATGTCAAGGAGTATGGGCTGTCGGCTGTTGTGACTGCCCGCGATTCGTTCAAGGCTTGACCGGTATCGGTCGGGCCTTTTCTTTTATCAATTTCAAGTAGAAAGGCACCATTATGGCTATTAATGCCGATGGTCTGATTCAGGCGTCTCGCGGTACGTTGTTCACGGCTCCCGCGAAGACCGCTCTTCCGACCAAAGTTTCCTCGTTCTTGTTGAATAGTGGTACTGTTGCCGCCGCTGGCAGCGGTTCCGTCGCGAATTGGGAGAATATCGGCCATACCTCCAACAACAACAAGATCAGCTTCAGCAAGGATGGCGGGGACACCACCACGAAGGACACGTGGCTTGTCGCCGGTGCGAAGAGTTCTACCGAGGCTCCGACCATCACCGTGTCCGGCGCGTCCGTGCAGGGTGATTCGGCCACGATCACGAAGGTTACTGGCGGCTGGGCCGGCGAACAGGGCGGCATCGTCGTGCCGTTGCAGCCCGTGGTGCAGCATCTGGCGTTGTTCGTTCTCGCCTACGATGATTCCGACAAGCTGAGCTTCGGATTGTATCTGCCGGAGACCGATTTCACGTTCGATAACGTCAGCCTCGCCGATGAGGATTTCGCGGAGTTCAGCTTCAACGCCGTCGTGAAATCCACTAGCGTGCTGAAGGCCGGTGCCAATGGTGAGGTTGGCGCGTACCAGATTTTCGCCCCGGAGACGTTCGTGTCAAAATAACCAGCCCGGATTCCAGCGGTAAGAATCCGGGTGACTCCTCCCAGACCGTATCGGATTTGACCTCGAAAGGCTGAGATTTCCTATTGCCCCCGCATGTACCCATCCGTGCGGGGGCAATCCTTTCCAACGATTGGCAGATGGGTTTTTGATGGGGATTACAGATTATGGCTTCCAAAACTGATAAGAACACCGTTAAGACCGTTCCGGAGATTCCTGACACGCTGGCTGAGTTCGTCGAACAGCACGAGGAACTGGCCGGATGCCCTGAGTTCGTTCCGGCTCATGAGTTCTCCGTGGCGCAGACATGCGATTTCATGGTCGTCGATGCCGTGGCGTCCGACAGTTACGGCGTGTTCCGCAAGAAGACTTCCGATGATGTCGATTCAAGTCTGGCTATAGCCAGGATGGTGGCTGCCAGCGATAGTTTCTTCGAGAAGATCGCCAAGGACGTTGACGCCTACCACAAGTGGGTCACTGGCAGGACTCCGACTGTTCTGGTGCAGGTGTTCACTCTGCTTAACGCATTCTATGGTGCGTCCTTGGGAAAATCCGAAGCGTCAAGGACGCCTACCGGAAATGCAAAGTAGAGCTTACGTGTGATTTCCGTAGGTTCTACAATCTGAATCTTCCCGCCGCCATGCATGAGTATGACGGCGGTTTTCTTTTGACCCTTATCGGCGGTCTTGCCGGCTATGACGAGTCGTTGTATCGGGAATGGTTGCTGAACCATCCTGATGAGCGTGCCAGCGCCGAGTCCGAGAGTGATTCCGGTTTGAGTTTTCACGGGTTCACTCAGGATACGAGTCTGCTGTTGGGTATTTACAATCAGGTCGGCTTGCTGGTTTCCGGCACATTGCAGTTCAAGGATGGCAAGCACCCTGAGTTCAAACCGATTATGCCCCCTCACTCCGCCGATGGCGTTGATAGGCGTGTTTCCGCCAACTTCGAGTCGATGAAGGCGTTTCTGGGCATGTGATTGAAAAACAGGGGTTCTTATGGTGGAGTATCTCGCCGGTTCCGTTGGAATTGATATTTATCCGAACACCAAGGGTTTTGGCGAAGAACTCCGCCGTAAGCTCGCCAGGTACGCCGATGACGATTTCGATGTTCGTGTGACGCCTGACGTTGACATGTCTCGTTGGCGTGCGGCGAAAAGGCGTATCGAGGATGATGGCATCGTCCAGAATGTTGAGATTCGTGGCGATGACTCCGATCTGAAACGTGTTCTTCGGGACATTGATAAACGTAAAGTATCCCCGAAAGTCGAGCTGACCGACGCTTTGCGTGATCTGCGAACGATGCGCAAGCAAGTTCAGTCTTCCGACAAGGCCGTTTCCGCGATGAACAAGCGTATCGCCAATGGTGGCGATGCTTGGCGCAAGGTCACGCTGAAAAGCAAATCGTATCAGGACGCGGTGAAACGCAACACGCGATTGACCACGGCATACGCGAACAAGCAGATCGACGTTTTGGATAACGTCAAGAAGCACATCCGCAGTATGCAGGATGCGATCGAGAAGGTCAAGCCTCTGGGCAGTTCCAACAATGTCTCGATGGCTCGCGCCAACCGTCTCGTCGAACAGCTCGACAATGCGATGCAGCAGTTGAAGCATGACAGCAAGGCGAACATCCGTGTTGACGTCAACGATGTTTCCGAGGTCGTCAACGTTCTCGAGAACGTGTCCAAGCGTCTGAAGCAGGTCGATGGGATGGACGCCCATGCGAAGGTCTATCTCGACGGCGCGAAAAGCATGGAACGCGAACTTGAAGCGTTGAAGCGGAAATTCCGCAGTCTTCCGAACGACATCGAGACCGACTACCGGTCAGCCATCGACAAGCTGAATCTTGCTGCGTTCCATTCCGGCAAGGACAAGAACTACCACTATGAGGTCAATCTTGATTTGGATGTGACCCGTGCGCGTGAGAAGGCCAAGAAGCTTCAAGAAGATTATAAGAAGCTTGAAATGGACATCGACCTTAAAACGGCTGGTGCCCGTACTCATCTTGCCATGCTCACCCGTCCTCGTTCCGTCGAGATTTACGCGAAACTCCATGCCACTGATTTCGGCAAAATGCTGGATGGCATGACGTATGGCGCGACAGGCTTGCGTGCTGTAAACAATCAATTCCAGAAATTCGTGAATTTCATGGACTCGCTGGATGAGAAGGTTCCGTTCTTTTCCGCATTGGGTACCGTGTTCGCCGGTGTTTCCGCTGGCGCTATCAACATGTCCCGTAGCGTGCTCGGCGTCGGCGCTTCGATTGTTTCCATGTCGAAGGCCGCATTGGCCGCTCCTGCCGCTCTCGTCGGATTGGGCGCCGCCTATGCGTCCGTGAAGATGATTTGGGGCGAAAAGGGCGCCACTTGGAGCGAGCAGATCGACATTGCATCCACGAAGCTGGGCAAGCTGTCCGACAGCGTGGTTAACGCGTTCTACGGTCAGGCCCGTCCGGCCATCCGTGGATTGGCTGATTCCATTGCCGACACGTTGATTCCCCAAATGTCAACTCTTGCCGACCATGAGGGACGAATCGTCGTCGGCATGACCAAGATGGTCAAGGAAGCCGATAAGACAAGCGTCGTATCCAGCATTTTCAACGATGTGAATAAGTCGTTGACTTATTTGGAACCGGGTGTTGAGAGCCTTGTCAAGGCTTTCCTGAATCTTGGCGATTCAACTAGCCAGTATCTCCCTCGTGCCACACGGTATGTGAGTGAGCTTGCGGATCAGTTCGCACGTTGGGTCGATAACGCACGCGCGTCCGGTGAGATTGAGAAGTCGATGCAGCGTGTCATTGAACAGGCTGGATATTTGAAGAATTCCGTGAAAGCGCTCATGGGTATTGCTTCCGGCTTGTATTCCGCTTTGGCTGAGGACCAGAATGGCATCCAAAGCTTCTCCAAGGAGTTGCAGAAGGCGGATAAGGCTGTCAATTCGGCAAAGTTCCAAGACACGTTGAAGTCGTGGGCCGTTGGCGCTAAAGTGGCGCAGTCCGCGATGCGTGATTCATTCTCCGAGATTGGTGACGCTGGCTATTCTCTGCGGCATACCGTGGGAAATGTTTTCGGTGATGCCGGTAGGACGATTGCTTCGTTCACGAAGAATGTGAGCCGCCTGTTGAAGAACAGTAGCGGTGGTATTTCCGATTTCTCGTCTGGTGTTTCCGATGGTTTCCAGAAGGTGTTCAACGCTGTTGGCGATGTGAGTCCGATGTTCAGCCAGCTGCTTTCGACTGTCGGGCAACTGTCTAAGACGTTCGGCGGCACATTGGCTGCTTCTCTTCGTGCTTCTGCTCCGCTGATTCAGGCTATCGCTACCGCCGCCGAGGCTGTGGCTAAGGCTTTCAGCGCGTTGCCGGAACCGATTCAGGCCGCGTTGGGCGTGTTCGCCACGTTCGGCAAGGCTGGCAAGACCGCTTTGGACACGGTGAAGCTTGCCGTGGTTGAGAACACGATGAAGTCGCTGCAATGGCAGAAGGCTTTGATGGAGTTGGGCGTGACTTCCGCCGGTACTGGTGTGACGTTGAAGAATGTCGCTCAGGGGTGGGTGGCGTCTAATCCCGCTGTTTCTAAGTTCGTGTCGAATGTCGGCTCTGCTGAGGGCGCGATGGGCAAGGTGAAGGCCGTGGCGTCTAGTTTGGGTGGGATGCTTGCGTCTACGCTTTCCAATCCGGTGACTTGGGGTGTGGCTGCCATTACGGCAGCAGTCGCAACGTATTCCGATTACAATGCGAAAGCTCAGGCGACTGAGCGTGCTTCCGAGAATATTGCGACAGCGTTGGGTAAGATTCCTGATTCGGCCGCCGAAGCTTCCGGCGCGTTATCCAATGTCGCTTCCGCGATTCAGGATGCGTTCAAGGACGGTAATTATGCTGAGACTGGTTGGAGCTGGTTGGATGATTGGACAACTGGATTCAAGAATACTGCCGAAGCCGCCGACAAGCTTGGTGTTTCGACCACTGACCTGAGCAAGGCTGCGAGCGGCAGTACGAAGGCTTACAACTCGATGATGAATCAGTTGAAGGCCACATATGATGCTCACAGCACTTATTCGGCTACCGCGACGCAGAATTACGGTAATGAAGCTGGTGCAGCCAAGAAGCTTATAGCAGTAATGGAAAAGGCACGTCAGCAGTACATCGATAATGCGGAAGCGACTTCCGTCGCGAATGGTCATGCTGCCGGCTATGCGAAGAGTTTGATCGAGATGGGTGAGGATTCCGATTCGGTTTCCATTGCCATTGCGACTCAATCTCAACGTCAGCAGATGTTGAACAGTGCCGCACAGAAGTACAACGACATTGTCAATAATCAGCGTACCGCGCAGCAGAACGCTTTGAGTGTCGCAACGGAATATGGTCAGATTTACAACGGTTTGGGTGATTCCATCCAGCGCATCAAGGAATTGGGCGTACAGAACGTTTGGGACAGTGCCGCAGACTCGTTCAATAACATGACCGAGGCTGGACAGTTGGCTCAGACCAGCTTGCAGAATCTCGCTACGACAGGCCATGATTGGCTTGAACAGTTGGTCGCTTCCGGCGCGTCAACCGATGAGGTGAATGCGAAACAGCAGGAATTGTCAACACAGTTCTACGAGACGGCGAAGGCGATGGGCGTCCCGGAGTCGGAGATTCAGAAACTGCAACAACTGTATGGGTTGACTCCTGAAGAGGTCAAGACATTGTTCAAGACCGAAACGGAACAGTCGAAGCAGAATCTGACATCCTACTTGTCTGATTTGCGGGCATTGTTCCCCGGCGAGGGCAATACGGCCATCTTCACCACGGTCCTTGACGGTATCAACAGCGGAGCATTGTCCAGCGCGGATGAGGTTCAATCAACCGTGAACAATCTCATGAACAATGCGAGCACAGACGGTTCAGGCAAATACACCATCGTGTTGGACGCAGACGGCAATCAGGCCGTTGTCGCTACCGATGAGGTCAGGAAACATGCCGACCTGTTCAAGAAAGGCACTGATGGCAATGGCTATACGACCAATCTGAAGGCTTCCGATCTTGCTTCGATGACCATTGACTATTTGAAAGGCGACGCCAACGCCTACGGTTCGTTGAGACCCACCGCGTCACTCGGCGCGAGGGACAACACCCAGCCTGCGAAACGCAGTGCTGAGCGCACCGCGAACCAGTGGAATGGAAGCACGTATAACGCGCAGTTCGGTGGAAATATTTCCGGTAGTTTCTGGGGAATGCTCGGCACTTTGTGGGCCGAGGGCAAAAGTTGGGCGAGCAGGACGTTCAACGCTATTTTCGGAACCAAGAGAGGACGTGCGACAGGTGGTGAGGTCGAGGGCGGTGATGTGACTCGCACCGGCAGGATCGTCGGACGCGGAACGAACACGAGCGATTCCATCGCTTTGAACGATTCCACTGACGTGTCCACCGGTGAATATGTCGTACGTGCCGCCGCAGTGCATAGCATGGAAGCCCTGTACGGCAAGGGAGTGATGAGCGCCATCAATGCGAGCGGTGACATTCCAAGCCAGTATTTGAAGAACGCGCGTCGTATGACTCGTGTTTCGATGCCTTCCATGGTTTCTGACTATTCCGCAGGCTCTTCCGACGCTGTCAAGTTTGAAAGCGGTCCTACATACAACATTACGCAGAACTTCCAATATCCGACCATCACGCCAATCTCGGTTCAGACGAATCAGAAGTTGGACAAGGCTGCGATGATCGGCATGTGAGAGGGGAGTATCGTGGCTTTTTCCACGTGTTTCTACAGGTTGAATAATGTTCCTCTTGATTCGGAGAACTGCATCGTCACTGTTGGTTCGACATTGTTGAGCGCCATCAGTGTTGACCGTACCGTTTCGACGGTTCCGCAACGGCATGGTTCCATCCCTTCCGGCATGACGCCTAGGTTTTCGGAACGTCAATTGTCGTTGCAGGTATGCGCTTGGGAGCCTGATGTGCTTGGTGAATCATCCAGGCTGATGCGGTTATGCACGATGCCGAATCTTGTCATGAGTCGGATTGTCGATGGTGTCGAGCAGCGTACCCGTGTCGAGTTGACCTCTTTGAGTCCTGATGATTCCAAAAGTCATCCGAACAGGTTTGTTCCGTTCACTGCCGTGTTCGCCATGCCTGACGTGTGGTGGCGTTCCGTCGCATATGAGACCGTTTCTTTGCCTTTGAATGGCGGGAAGGTCATGTCCGGTGGTTCGGTGATGCCGTCCGCCGGATACTACACGTTCTGGCAGGGCGTTCCGAACGCTAGTCCGAGTGTGCTTTCCACTCAACTTCCGTATAGTTGCGGTGACGCTCCCATAACAGACATGGTGTTTCGTTTCCCGAAAGGTGTGACGGGCATAACGGTGAAGGATACGGTATCCGGTACCGGTATCACATGGTCTGGCACGCGCGTGGATGCTCGGCCTTACTTGTATTTGGATGCGGGATCGTTGACTGCATGGAGTTCCGATAGTGATTCCGCATGGTCTGGCGGTTCTCAGAACGAGACAGTCGGATTGGATTATCTGCCTTCCGGTAGGTTGCAAGTCAATCCTGATGTTTCTGGTGACTACAGGATTGCAGTTAAGGCCACTGGTTCCGGGAATGTGGCGTGCAGGTTTAAGAGAAGCTGGTGGTGATTTCCACTGGCTTCTTTCTTTTTAAGTTGAGGGATGCTTATGGGTAAGACTCTAAAATCTCGTCTTGTCGCATATCAGGCCAATGGAAGCAAGCTTGGATTGCTGCCTGAGCCGACTTCCTATACTGTGTCGTTCACTCATGATGCTGTAGGTGCTTTGACCGTCAGCTATTCGCGTAAAGCTTTGCGTGGTGAGATTCTTGACCGGCGTCTTGAAACCGGCTTGGAAATCGCCGTGGAAGTGTCTGATGGTGGACGCTGGATTGAACCGTATAATGGCCGGTTTGTTATCGCTTCACGTTCAAGGAATGCTCTGGACGTATCCGACACGGTGTCGTTGACCGGCGTTTCCTACGGGTGGCTGTTGAAGAAGGCTTTGAATCTGGACACGTCCAGATTGGAGACCAGCGGCGACGAGAAAGGCACTCGTAAATTCGCGAACGCGAACGCTGGCACGATCATGCGCACGTTCATGGATGAGAATTGGAATCGTGGCGGCGTGAAAGTCGATTGCAGCCGGTTCACTTCCGGTGCCGATTCCGCTGGCAAACAGTGGGGCTACATGCTGCCGAGCATATATTACGATCTTGGCATTTCCATACAGGACGTGTTGGATTCGCTGGTGAACAACGGCTTATGCGATTGGCGTACCAATGCCCGGCAACTGCTGTTATGGAACGCCGATAGCGTCGCCGTCTGCCGTGACTTGTCCAAATCGTGTGTGGTGACGCTTGCTCAGGATGTGTCGGAGGCTCCCGATGACGAGAGTATCGACGGGTTGGCTTCCTCGATCCTTGTACGTGGCGACAATATTAATTTCCGGCAGGATAATCCGAACGCCCCGAAGCCTTGGGGCGGTTGGGAATTGTATTCAAGCCAACAGGGTGTGAACAAGAAGGAGACCGCCGAACATCTCATCAAACCGACGTTGGCTAACGCGGCTAGGGTTCGTGGACAGTACACGCGATCCGTGAACGTGGTCGAAGCGTCTTGTCTGCCGCTCATCGATTACACGATAGGCGATTGGATTACCGCGCCTACAGTGGCGAACCGTGAGAAGGTCCGTGTCCAACAGGTCACGTTGCAACTCGACTCGACTGGGTTCAAGGCTTCGCTGATTCTGAACGACAAGAATTATGATTCCTCGGTTCGTTTGACGAAGCGTATGAACGGTATTACCGGTGGTGCTCATTTGGGTGGCGCGTCTGGTGCGATTCCGGCTCCTGAAAAGGACCATCGCGTGCCGAAGGCTCCGCAGAATCTGTCGGCCAATTCCGATGCGTACATCAATGTGAACGGGTATGCGCGTGGTATGGTTACGGCCCGTTGGGATGATGTGACGTTGGCGACTGATGGCACCGCCATGGACATCACGTCGTATGCGGTCGAATATCGTGTGAACAAGACTGGGCATGAGTGGCATTCCGCTGGCACGACCACTGAGCATACGTTGTCTTGGTCGAATCTGGATTGCGGTGTTCAGATTCTTATCAGAGTGCGTGCCGTTCCATCGTATTCCGACCAGATGGGCGAATGGTCCAGCGTGTTCGCGTTGACTGTCGCCAAGGACACGACACCGCCTCCGGTCCCATCCAAGCCGATCCTTTCTTCCGAGTTGGGCGTGGTTTCGGTTGCTTGGGATGGGAAAACCGCTGATGGTGGTTCCATGCCTATTGATTGGGATAGGAATATTCTCGGCGAACGTTTGGCTGATGGTGTTTTCAGGGAGATCGCGGCCGTCGCGACCGGTATCGGCGATTATGTGATTACTGGTCTGACGGCTGGCTCTTCGCACACATACGCTTTCCGTGCTGTCGATCATGCGGGCAACCGTTCCGACTGGTCGGCAGTCGCCACTGTCACCGTGGCTTCCGCTGTCTCGCCTGAAGAGGTCAAGCAAATCCAGCAGGATTTGGCTGACAACAAGACGGCTTTGCAGGATAATACTGCCAAGCTCGATCAGGCGCGGAAGGATATCCAAGCCAACAAGTCGAATCTCGACACGGCGAATCAGATGCTCACGCAGGCCAAGGCCGACTTGTCTCAGGCCCGGAAGGATATTGCGCAGACCAAAAGCGATCTGACCACGGCGAACGGCGAGATTTCGAAGGCGAAGGAGTCGGCGGCGCAGGCGTATGCCGAAGCCCACAGCAAGAACCATACTTTCCGTGGGCCGGACGAGCCGGACGCATCCAAAGGGTTGATCGTCGGCGACCTGTGGCTCAAGACGCAGAAGTATTGGACGAGGTGGCAGGGCACGCCAAACAATTCGCCGTCCATGCTCGCGGACTTTTACACGTATTGGACCGGCGCGCCAAACGCCAGCCCGTCCGTGCTGGTGCCGCTCACAGACCGCGTGATCGATACGCTTGTCTGGGATGGCTCCGCGTGGAACCACATGGGCTATGCCGATGTGGAGAACAATGCGAAGCAGATCGAGCAGGCGAAGTCGGATATCGCGGATAATGCGGCTAAGACCACCGACGCGAAGAAGGCTGCTGAGAATGCCGCTGCCGCAGCGAAGAACGCTCAAGGCACAGCTGACACGGCCAATGGTGCGGCGAAGACAGCGCAGGACACCGCCAATGCGGCCAACGCTGCCGCGAAGAGTGCGACCACCACCGCAGGTCAGGCCAAGGATGCCGCCAATGCCGCCCAGACCGCCGCCGAAAGCGCGAAGAAGACCGCAGGCAACGCGGAGACGCTGGCTAACACCGCCAATGAGTCCGCAAAGTCCGCCAAGTCCGACGCGGCTTCCGCCAAGACGGACGCTTCCACCGCGAAGACGGACGCGGCCAATGCCAAGACCACTGCCGCGAATGCGTCCAGTGTGGCGACCCAAGCCAAGGCCACGGCTGACAGTGCGGCACAATCCGCCACCGATGCGGCCAATGCCGCGCAGAAGGCCAATACCGCAGCAGCTGCCGCCGCTGGCGTGGCCAATGGCAAGGCCGACGTGCTCATCCAGAGCACGGCACCGGCCACGTCGATGCGCAAGGCTTCGACCTTGTGGATTGACACGACTGGAGGCGCGAACACGCCGAAGCGTTGGAATGGCAGTGCTTGGGTGACTGTGACCGATAAGGCCGCCACTGATGCGGCCAATGCGGCTGTCAAGGCCAATACGGCTGCAAAGACAGCTCAGGATACCGCCGACAAGGCTGCGACTGCCGCAGCTAACGCAGCGTCTCAGGCCAATCAAGCCAATGCGGCCGCCAAGAAGGCGCAGACCACTGCTGATGGTAAGAATCTGATTTACCGTGGCCCCGACGAGCCGAATCATGATGGCTTGAAGCCGGGGGACATGTGGTGGAGGACGCAGAAATATTGGACCCGCTGGAAGGGTGAGAAGAACAATTCGCCGTCCATGCTGGCCGATTTTTATACGTACTGGACGGGCGCGCCGAACAACAGTCCGAGCGTCTTGGTGCCCTTGTCCGATCGTGTGGTGGAAGTCCTGACGTGGGACGGTACGAGATTCGAGCCATTCGACCTCGTGGCGAACAACATCCTCGCTGCTGGCACGGTGGCCGCGAAGCATCTCGCCGCCGACTCAGTGACCGCCGAGAAGGTCAAGGCCAATGCCATCACGGTGGACAAGCTGGCTGCCAATTCGGTCACGACTGAAAAGCTGGTGACTGATGCGGTGACCGCCGCGAAACTCGCCGCCAACTCGGTGCAGGCGCGCAATATCGTCGCACTGGCCATCACGTCCGACAAGATTGCAGCCAATTCCGTGACCACGGGCAAGCTCAAGGTCACGGAAGACATGACCGTGGCGCTGCTCAACGTCCACAAGATTCAAGCGGGCGACATCGCCGCCAATGCCGTGACCACTGCCGCTTTGGCTGCTGGCGCGGTAAACGCCGACAAGCTGGCTGCGAATTCGGTCAATGCGTCCAAGATTGTGACTGGTGCGATTACCGCCGACAAGCTCGCGGCGAATTCCGTGACGGCCGTCAAGATCGCGGCTGGCACCATCACGTCCGACAGAATCGCGGCGGGCCAGTTCCGAGGCTACGTGTTCACCGGCGCCGTCTTCCAAAGCTCCGAGGCCGAGAACACCGGCATGAAGCTCAACTCGACCGCATTGCAAATGTGGGATTCGGCTCATAACCAGACCGTCTATTTGGACGGTGAGGGCAAGTCGAATCTGCTGACCGGCACTTTCCAAACCCGCATCAGCGGGCACAGGGTGCGCATCAGCCCCGATTTCAGAACGCATACCATCGGCGGCGCGGAAACGTTTGATGGTGACGGATTGGAATTCCCAGCGTACAAAGGTTCGACTGCATATTTCGCTTCCCCCACGATCGCATCGCAGATCAGTTCCAACCAGGTCGGTGAGATGGGCGGAATGACATTATGGAGCGGACGTATCGCGCAGCACGATCCGGGTTCTTACCTGCGGCTCCGGTCGATGCCACGGCAGAGGGGCGGCACCGGCAGTGGCGGTGTCACCTCCCATGTGTCCGCCGCTGCCGACACGGATTACGACGAGCCAGACATTGGCAAAAAAAGCCGGGCACTCCTGAATTTGACTGGTGATGCCAATGCGGGGTCAAGCGTGTGGCTCGAAGCCGAAGACGGGAACGGCAGTGTCGGAGTCGGCGCGAACATCGGCACCGGATACGTGTATCTTGGCGGCTATCTTGGCGGCATCACGAACCGTTTTACGTTCCAGGGCCAGGCTGCGTGGAAGGCGTGGTATCCGAATCCCGGCCAGAGCATCGCGAACGGCGCGGCAATGCAAGTCACCTGCACGCTCAGTCCGACGAAATACGGCCACTATTACGTCGTCGCGAACGCGGATTCACAATGGGCGGGCATCATCGCGCATCCATGCAATACGGGCGGGCAGAGCGGCTTCCAGTTGAAGCTTTACAACGCCGACCAGCCTTGCCCGGTCGACGTGTACGCCGAATACCTCGCCTATCTGGTCAAATGATTGGAGGAAATGTTGTCAGCGACTTTCGAAATGGACGATAACGGCTTGTGTATCATCCGCTGCGATCCGCCGGTGAACGGGTCGGACAGTTTCGTTTTCCAGCCTGATGTGCTCGTCTCGTGGAAGGCGCTGCTCGGATTGGCTTCGACCCGTGAGGCGATAGCGGCGATCATGCAGGGCAGGGAGGACGTGAGCCGGTATGACCCGAAGACCGGCAGGGGCGTGTGGACTGGAGCGTTCGAAGCGTTGGAATCCGCTTTAACGGATTCCGCCACCAGTGTGAGCATGCTCTCAGCCGATGGGGAAGTGTTGGACGATCCGCTGACAGCCGCACGCAATGAGACGCGTGCGGGGATGCGATTGCCGGTCATGTCTAACGAGACCGACGCGCGAATGTGCGCCGCATTGACCTCGGATGCTTCCGGCGTGGAAGCGTCCAGCGGCATCGACACGGCATGCACGCGGGATGTCGAGGGATTGGATGATTTCCTCTCGAATGAATCCAGTCAGGCGATGCTGGACGAATGCGAGGAACGCTTTTACGAATCCCTCATGCCAAGACAAAACCAACAGAATTAAGGAGATTGATTATGGCCGATGAGACCACTGAGACCACTACCGATACCGCGCCTACCGTGACGCCCGCCGAGCCGTCTGGCGTGCTTGATTTGCGTCCGCCGAAGGAGTCGGTGCGAGCTGAACTGTGCCGTTTGGGATTGGAGTTTTCCAGCGCTGACGGCACCGCCGAATCGTGGCGTGATTACCAGCGTGGCGTGCTTGCGACGTTCGACGATTCCGGCAAGACCGTCACTCTCACGGACGTGAAGACGAATCTCGGACGCACTTTGACGCTCGACGGGCTTAAGGCCGTCACGCGCATCGACACGATGACCGCCGCCGACTAATCCAGCATTCCAATTTTTTCAACCCCTGCAATCCACGCGGATTGCGGGGGTTTCGTATTTAAGGAGACATTTTGACTCAGCAGATTCCAGCCGACGCGAACGACGTCATCGACACGCTCTCCGCGCAAATCGGCGCACTCAACAAGCAAAACGCAATCCTGACCAGTCAGCTCAACGCGGCCATGAAATTGATCCCCAAGGATGTGCTCGAAAGCGTGAAGGGAGACGAGAATGCAGAGGATTAACTGGTTCCCCGACCCGCTCATCACCGGAAAACTCTTCGCGGAAATCAACAATGGCGCAGCAAAAGCTGTTGTGGTCGCCGACAATAAGAATTGGCTCAGAGTCACCAGCACCGCGACCGGCGATAATTTCGGACAATTCTCACTGGTGGGCGGCCTCATCCCACCGGATGGCACGTATCACGTGCACGCCAGGGTATACGCGCAGAAGGCCGCCGCCAATTTCATCGTCTACAGCAGCGTCAACTCCTCGTGGAAGCAGTTGCTGAACAAGCCGGTCGCCGACGGGCAAACCCTCACGGTGGACTCCGAGATCACGATTCCGGAAGGATGCCAGCATCTCCTCGTCAGGATGCAATTGGGGAGGGAGGTCGGCTTGATCGGCATGATGAGCGAAATCCTCATCGAATCGGCCGACACTTACGATAAAGCCGTGGGGGGGGGCTTCCGGGCTTCTTCTCGGGGGACACGATGCCACGCGATTAAGGCGGTCCGTCGGGCGGGTGATGTCCGATGATGGTCACGAACCTATGCGCGAAACCATCCTCGACCATCACCTTAAAAGCAGGCAGGTGGACGAATATCACGACCGTCCCGAGCAAGATCGGGATGAAATATTGGATCAATGTCTATGTGAACGTCACCGGCGGCACGATCTCGATAATCGGAGTGGATGGCGACATCAGCGCAAGCCAACGTATCGGATACACGATGATCTCCAACAATCCCAATCCTGTGTCAATGAGTTATTCCGTCAAGTCAGGCAATCCGACCGTTACAGTGACAGATATGCTCCTCTGCACGTTTGCCGATTATCAGGCGAACAAGACCCTGCTCGACAGCATCGGATATTTCACCGGGGACACGATGCCGCTCGCCTAACCCTCATGGGGGTGATGGCATGAGAATCATCACGAACTATGCGTCCAGCCCATTGACGGTTTGCACGGGCAACGGCCGCGTGGAATTCAGAGGCTGGAACGTCGCCAGTGGCGCGCCAACCAAGCATGTCGTCAGCGCATACTGCCAACTTGTGTCTGGCACAGGCACGATCAGATTCGGATGGGACATCGCTCACACGCTTAACAAGTCGGGCAGGCTGACTGCCTATCCGACGAGCAACATGTTCCCAACCGTGGTTGTCGTCACCACCGGCGACGCCGTATGGAAAATCAACAGGATGATCGTCACCTCGCAAGAGGAATACAGCCTGCTGATGGGTGAATGCGGGCTTGATTATTTCGACGGCGACCTCATGCCGCGCGCGTGAATTCCAAATCCCGTCGATTTCGACGGGTTTAAAACCATTGAATCAAGGGAGGAATCGATGTGCTGCAAAATTTTCTAGCTGGTTTTGGGGGTGTCGGCGGCGCGTGCGCGGTAATCACACTGTGCTTGAAAATCTGGCCGGGGGCGCTCGAATCGCTCGCGACCGGATTGTATGCGCACGTTAACCCCGAGCGATTGCCTTACAATTCGGTGCTTTCCCAGCATTTCGCCAAGACGAGGCAGCTGGGCGAGCGGACGGAGCGCTTTGACGAGCGCATGGACGAACTCTGCCGCGACACGATCAAGAACACGCTCATCAGCCTCATCTACGGCGACCAAAGCCACGACCATTCCGAAGCCGTCCGATACGAGCTGGCTAAGCTCGAAAAACTCGACGCGCAATGCTGGATCATCTCAGCCGCCGAAAAATACCTGGAGGACCGGCAATGACACGTCTAGCCATCGCAGGCGGCATATACCTGCTGCTGCTGCTCGCGCTCGTCATCGCGTTCAATCACGGCACGCATCAGAAGTCAGGCTCTCCGGCTGGCGCTGTCACCACGGACAAGCTGGTGGCTGACGCGGTTACGTCCGGCAAATTGGCCGCGAACAGCGTGCAGGCGCGGCACGTCACCGCTCTTGCGGTCACAGCCGACAAGCTCGCGGCCAACAGCGTGACGACCGCGAAGCTCAACGTCACGGAGGACATGACGGTCGCGCTGCTCAACGCGCACAGACATTGATTTTTCACACTTCAAAGCCATCCCACTTCGGGATGGCTTTTCTATTTGCCCCTGACTTGGGGGCGGGAAGGAGAGGATGTGGGCATCCTCGACAACAAAGGCAAGCCGAAGCACAAGCGTCTGCGTCGGCATATCGGCAAGCCGTTGACCGCGTTGGCTGCGGTGCTGTGCGTAGCTGTCGCGCCGGTCGCCAGCGCGAACATGAACGTCATCGACGTTTCCGGCTGGCAGTCCGCCGACGTGACGCGCGTGGTGGACGCCGACGCGGCCATCGTGAAGATCACCGAGGGTGGCGGCTACGTGAATCCGTCTTGGCGCAGCCAGACCGATTGGGCGCGGCAGACCGGCAAGGCTTGCGGCGGCTACCATTACGCGGACGGCGGCAACGTCACCGCCGAGGTCAACCATTATCTCAACCAGTTCAACGGCTATGTGGGCCAGTGCGTGCTCGCGTTGGACTGGGAGTCCAACGGCAACGCCGCTTGGGGCAACGGCGACTGGGTACGCCAGTGGGTCAACCAAGTGTATTCGCGTACCAAGGTTTGGCCCATCGTGTACGTGCAGGATTCCGCCGTATATCAGATTCCGTCCGACGTGCGCGCCCATTGCATGCTGTGGAAGGCTCAGTACGCTTCCATGAACGCGACCGGCTGGCAGTCCACTCCGTGGAATGCCGGCAGCAAGGGCGAGGGCATGGTGCAGTATGCGTCCACCGGCTATCTGAACGGTGTCGGCCCGTTGGATTTGAACCTGTTCTTCGGTGAGCGTGACGCATGGCAGAAGATCGCGAACGGCGATAGGGGTAAGACCCATGCCGAGGTGAGGCATGACCCGGTAAGACCGCAGGTCACCGTCACGCCGGACTACAATGACATGGCCACGAAGGTGATTCGCGGCGTGTACGGCAACGGCAATGAGCGTCGTCAGGCTCTTGGCGGTGCCTATGACACGGTGATGGCGATTGTGAACCAGCGTCTTGGCGGTTCTGGCGGCGCGCCTGCCGCCGTGAATTGCGGCAGCCTGTGCGTGACCGTCAAGTCCGGTGACACGTTGAGTTCCATCGCAGCTAGCAATGGTGGCTCGTGGAACCAGTGGACGGGATACCGTTCGGGTAATCCGAACGTCATCTACGCTGGCGAGACCGTCTGCCGTCGCGCCGCCGCGGCCAGTACGGCCACGGTCGCCACCGGTGGACGGTACGTGGTGCGTTCCGGCGACACCCTCGGCGGCATCGCCGCATATTACAGGGTCAACATGTACAGCATCCACGGGTACCGTTCCGGCAATCCGGCGTTGATCTATCCGGGCGAAACCCTCTACTGGTGATTGGAGTAACTATGGTCGATGAAGTCAAGGAGACTCAGAATGACGGCGAAAAGCCGCAGGAAGAAACTGGCGAGGAAAACAACTACATCCTGCCGGACGAAGCGTACAAGGTGCTGAAGTGGTTGGCGCTTATCGCGTTGCCCGCTTTGGCCGTGTTCGTGCATGTGGTAGGCCCAGCATGGAACCTTCCATGCGTTGACCAGATCGTGACCACGTTGAACGCTCTGGCCGTGCTGGTTGGCGCTTTGATCGGCGTCAGCGAGTTGAAGGCACGGTATTCCGAGTAGAAACCTTTCATTTCTCTAACATCATGTTGGAGAAGTGTAAGAATACTATGCCCAACTAGTACGTCCTGTACAAGTTTGCCCCTCTCTCAGCGATTACGCTGGGGGAGGGGCTTTTTGTGTTTCGCACGGTAGAATCATCATCATGACCAAGAAAGAGCATGATGATTTTTGGACGAAGTGGACGCGCGAGCTCACGAAGGATGTGAAGGCCGACAGGATACACGGCGGTGAAGCTGATTTCAGCCGAATGCATGGCGCAACATTGGACACTCAAGCCTTATACGACCTGCTGCCGAAAATCTGACCACACATTGCCCCTCTCTCAGCATTGCTGGGGGAGGGGCTTTTCTGCGTTTTAGGGCTTCTATTCGCCAGCCCGTTCTAGCTGCTTCAAGTCTAATGCGGAGTTCATTGTTTCCATCGCGGCCAACCGTTCTTTCAACCCGGCATGACGGTAGTGTTCGACCATCAGACGGCTGGAATGGCCCACGATTTCCTCGACCAGTCCGACATCCACGCCCATTGACATGAGGATGGTAACGACGGTATGACGGGTTTCGTGACGACTCCTATGCTCCGCATTGGGCACTCCCGCCGCTTCCAACAGTCTGCGGAACTGTTCGATATCCTCTTCCGGCTCGATAGGGGAGCCGTCATCATGACGGAACAGGAGTCCATGCGGGTTCGGTATTTCAGCGGTATCCACCAAGTATGCTTCGAGTGTCTGCGCCAATGCGGGAATGATTGGCACTTTCCTTCCACGCTTCGATTTCGGCGGGGTGAGACACCAGCGGCCTTGTAACTCGATCATGTCGAAGCCGTCTGGAATACGCCACCTCCATTGCGGACATGCGGCACCACGCTTGTATCCGCACGGGTACACGCCTTTACGGTCTGGTTCGCCGCAACCGTGCTCCTTCTTCAACTCCTCCAGTTTCCAGTTGACGGTGTATTCGCCGTAGGGGATGCCGTTTGCCGTGGTGGTCAGTTCGAGGTCTTGGAGTGAAGCCCCCAAGATTTCGCCAGGGCGCATACCGGTGCATAGTCTGAACCATTCCCTCGCACCCTTGCGGATGCCCAACTCGTTGGCGGCTTGGAGGATACGCTTCGCCTCGTCATCGGTGAATGCGGTACGCTCGTGCGCTTCGTTCTTGCGTTCGTCGGCAAGACTGATGTCCTTGTCCTTCGGAGTGGGAACGCCACCCATCGGATTCGTGGGAAGAATCCTATCCGCTACGGCGGCATTGCAAATCTGGTTCAACGTGGTGTGCGTCTGGCGGCGGAGACTGAGACTGGCCTTCACGTGCATTTTCTTACCGTCAATGGTCTTCGCGACGGTAAGGCCATTTACGATGCGGTCGCAGACTGCGGCGTTCAGGTTCGACATTTTCTGCGAATGGTACGGGCGCAGATGCTTGCGGACGATGGTTCGATAGTTGGCGAAAGTCTTTGGGTCTGCATCCCTCTGCCGTCGTTCCAACCATTGTTCCGCATATGCGCCCAACGTGACTGACGTGTTGCTGGTGCTGCCGAATTTGGCTCGCTCTTGGAGCAGTTCGGTCAGACGCCGGTTCGCGTCGGCGTACTTCTTGCAGCTGTAGGTCTTCCCGTCGATTTTGAACTCGTAGCTGGGGTAGACCCTGATTGTGCCATCGGCCAGCTTCTTTGGACGTTCAACCCGATATGGGTAGACGATGCCGTTTCTTGCTTTGCGTACCATGATTACCTCCTTGCCTCTATATTCTCAGACATTCTCAGACTTCCATTTGACCTTCACTTGAGGGTCACTTGACCCGCAAGTGAGGTTAAACCGTTGGAATGAAGCCGTTTTGCCCAATCGTTCCAAGGGGTATTCTATCAAACTCTCTAACTGTTAATCGGACGGTCACTGGTTCAAGCCCAGTCGCAGGAGCCATTCGAAAAATCCCCTTGGAAACAAGGGGATTTTTTCATTTTCAACGACTCTTGGCATTTTTGGCCACCCTTTATGTTTATCCGTCGGCGGAAGCCGTGGTTCGTCCAGCCGTCCATGCGTATGATGAACGCACCGGGTCAATCAAACAAAGGAAGGAAGTCCATC